GAAGGTAGGTTCATAGGTTGAACAGAAACGAATTCCTGAGCAGCGATTTGACCAAATACCTTACGTACAAGTGGAAGAGCTACTCCAGCCCATTGCTCACCTGTTCCAGCAGTAAAAGTACCACCAGCAGTACCTCCACCTGAAAGTGAAGATTCAACTACTAATTGTTTTGCTTGGTTTTCAAGGATCATAGACATATTGTTTTTTCCAGTTTCGTTTCCGATACCTTCTAACAATCCTGTCTTTTCCCATTTGCTAGCCAATCTGGCAGCATCGCTCTGAAGGTTCTTCCATGAACCCGCAGCGCTTTCTAAAAGAGAATTTAATTGTGACATTGTTTTTTTTTTAAGATTAATTTAATTTTTATTTAATTCCAGCTAACTTTTGCCATCTAGCAACTTGAGAATCAACTTCCATAATCATTTCCTTTTTAGGAGCAACTCCTACAGGTTTTGAAGCTAAAGAACGATTTTCTTTGATTGTTGGTTTAGCAGTTGCTAAACCTTCAGAAATTGTTTCAAAGATAAGTTTTGCTTCTTTTACCGTAGCAGCTTTATCAAATGCAGGAATGATTTTAGCTTTTTGGCTTTCAGTTAAGTTTTTAGATCTGAAGATTTTGTTTAAGTAAAGTAATTTAGCATTTAAAAGATTAACTTCATTGATTTCATTTTTCAATGATTCAACTTCATTTGTCATTTCTTCCATTTCAGCAACATCACCTTTACCTAAAAGCTTTTTTATCGTAGCAGCAACAGCTTCTTTTCCTTTTTTAGCAGCAGCAGCTAGTTCTTTTTTAGCTGAGGAAACAGCAACGCCACCTACTAATGCAAGTGATGTTAACAATGATGCTAAAAATTCAGCATCTGTCATTCCTAATTCTAAACCTTCTTCCAATTCTTCTTCACCTTCCATGATTTCTTCTGTTTCGTCTTCCATTTCAATTTCTTCTTCACCTTCGGCTTCTTCACCTTCAGCTTCAAATTCATCTCCAGCTTCTAACTCACCAGCTTCAACCATATCTTTAATTACATCCTCGATAAAAGACTTAAGATCTTCTTCAGACATTTCTTCTAAATCAATTTCCTCATCTTCTTCACCTTCCATTTCTTCACCTTCTTCTTCTTCTGCTCCAATTAAACCTTCAGCTTCGTGAACGTATCCAGGTTGTTGAGTTGGATCTTCAGGGTTTTCTGGAAGTTCATCTTCCATTTCTTCTTCTTCAAGTTGAGCATAATCTGGTTTTTTCTTAAGAAAGGATTTTGGTTCAGCTCCTGGGTCAATATTAGTTTCCTCAAGTTCTTCTTCGAGTTCAGCAAGGATTTCCTCAAGATTCATTTCTTCGTCCATGTCATAAGCTTCTTCCATTTCATCGGACATTGCTTCTTCCATTTCTGATTTCATAGTTTCTTTCATTTCCTTACCTTTCATTTCTTCTACTTCGGCTTCGTCTAATTCTTCTTCAACTTCCATTTCTTCTAACCTTTTAGCTAGCATAGACTTTAGTTGGGGAGTAATAGTCTCTTCCAAAGCAAGTTTTGCATTTGCTATAGCTGTTTCTTTAACAGTTCTAGCTTCAGCGATTGCTTCTTTAAGCATTTCTCTGTTTGTTTTCATTTTCCTCAAAATTTAGGTTTGGGATTTACGATTATTCAAGAATCGTAATAAGTAATTTTACATAAGTGGATACTATATAGGATAGTATATTGTCCACGTGAATACAATAATACATATATGAAGATATTTCAAAATCACAATTTTAAAAAAAGAAAAGCCCTCTTGCGAGGGCTTGGGCCAAGGAATACTATTCTAAGGGGGGTACTTTATTGAATTTTATACAATTGGACACTGTCCATTAGAACATAAAATCTCAGTTATAATAGAATTTACCTTAGCATATTTATTTTGTTTAGAAAAATCTAAACCTTCTTTTACCAACTGCATAAATGAACCTGGGTTTGAAGGGGTTGATACAAAATCCCAACAAAGTAATTCAAAGTCATCTTGTACCTCCAGCATTTCTCCTCTTTGTTGTAATGAACCCATACCACGAGATGAAACACCACAAGTTATACCATTTTCAATCAGTGCTTTTAATATGTTACCTGATGGAGTAGGTAGAATTTCTATTTTACCCATTACATTATCTCCATCCCACCACATATCTTTAATGTTGTGAGAAACGTTTTTAAGATTAATTACTGAAGATTCTGGGTGATCTAATTCTCCTAATGCCCTGTTTTCATTAACGGATTGCATGTACTTATCAATCTCACGTTCCCATAATTCTTTAGCATAATACCTACCATTACCATTTTTTACTTCAGCTGTAGCTAAAATACCTTCTACTAGAGGGTTACCTTTTTCAGATAATTTACCTTCTAAAAGTACAGGTTTAAAAAGTTGGGTTTCAATAAGTACTTGTTTCATTTTATATTAAAGTTTTTATTATATACCAGACAATTCTTGGTCCATTTTAGCACGAAACCAACCTTCATACCATTCCTCAAAGTCTCCATAAGGATCTTCTTCCATTTTTTCATATGGGTTATCATCTTCAGAGGCTCCTTTATCAAAATCTTCTTGACCTCTCATATATGCTACTCCACCTGGTGTTCCTTCAGTAATTTCTTCACTATCATCCATTGAATCAAATGCTTTTTCATAAGCATCATCATTTGAAGTAGTATTTTCTAAATCATCTGTATCCATTTCTCCTACAATTTCTTTCTTACCAGCATATTCTTCACCTGTAAGTTTCTTGTATTCTTTAATGTATTTGTCTCTGGCTTTTTGAAGTTCTTTAACTTCTTTTTCCATTTCTTTAATCTTAACAGGATTAATGAATTCAGCTAAATCTTCGTTTTCAGTAGCCATTTTCATTTTCATTTCTCTGTTTTCGATTTCTTCATCTAAAGCACTCATTTTAGCTTCTAAAGCAGCTACATTACCTGTACTTTCAATTTCTTTTACTTTATCTGCTACTAATGATTTTTTAGCTTTTTTCTTAGGTTCTTCTTTTTTCTTAGGTTCTTTTTCTTCGGGCATATAGTACTCACCTTCATTCATAATTAAGGATGATAAACTTAATGATTCTTTTAAATCACCATAACCTGAAGCTTTATGTTTTCCTTTTGGTTCTTTTGGTTCTCCTAAACCTGGGTGGTCTGTAGTATATCCTAATTCTTTAACCCCAAATTGACCATCTTTAACATAGTGTAAAGCATCTTTAGATAAATTTTTAGCTACTATTTCTTTTAATTCATCCACAGTTTTTTCACTATTTTTAGGATCTTTCATTTCAGCATAATATCCTTTTAAGAACTCTTCACCATAGATATTATCATAATTTTTCTTATCTTTATAATCATATCCTTTAGTTTCTAATTCTTCAACTTCTTTAGTTGTTTTCTTTTCAGTAGCTTTAGCTTCTTCAGATATAAAATTTTTAAATTTATCAGTCCAAGGATCTTTTTTAGTTTCAAATGAATTTATTGCTTGTAGTCCTACAAAATTTTCATTAATTACTGATTTTGATTTTAAGATTGAAGTTGCTTCCTCGAATGAAGAACCATTTCTAATTAAATTAGGATATTTACTTTTAGCTTCTTTTAAGAAGGTAGACTTTTGTCCTTTTCCTTCTTTAATTAGTTTATATTGTTCTTGTAGAGTTTTCATTTATTCTTCAGGTTTTAAAATTTTAAGTATATCATTTAAATAATCATGAATTAAATCTGTACCATATACTACAGAGTAAGAATCAGGATTTTCTTTATAATATTGTTCTGTTTCTTGTTTAGCATCATTAAGTAAAGGTTGTATTTGTCCTAATAAATCTCCAATTTTATCAAATCCTAACATTCTTTCACTTTGAAATTGTTTAGGACCTAAACCTTCTTCTTCTTTTATTTTTAATTTATACCTATACATATTTAAGTTTAATATAAATCTATATAATCTATACCTTTACTTTGTTTACGTAACTTTTTTTTATCTACGGGTTTAAATCCTAATTTATAATAATAAATATTTTTAGCCCCTTTAGCTTTTTTATCAGGATTAAAAGCAAAAGGAGTAGTGTAACCACCACCCGCAGCTGTTGTTGAAATTTCTTGAACTAAATCTTTTATAGTGCTGTATTGATCAGGATAATTTTTTCTAATATGAGTTCTGTATTGATTGAATACATCTCTAACTTGTTGAGCTATATCTTGTATAACATTATCCATTTTACCTTCTGAGGTTTTAGATAAAGCTATAATAGCACTTAAAGCTTGGGATAATTCTTTTAATGAATCCCCAAAACTAGCTAAATTAATAATATTATGTGAAATTTGACCTGTTTCTGGGTCTATTCCGGATGTTTTAAAATAACGACTTAGATCATTAGAAAAAAAATCATTTTCCATATCAATAGACCCATATTTAGTTTCAAGTCTTTTGAGTAATTTAGGATCTACTTCATTAGGTTTTAAAATCTCAGCCATTTGATTTTTTTAACTCTTCAATTAAAGAATAATATTGTAATAAATTAACTAAATGATCATCATTAATTTTAGTTGATTTATCTGCTTCTGAAATTAAATTATTAACTTCATTAATTTTAATTTGGATTGCTTTATCAGTAACTTTTTTATTTAAATTAGAAAGGACTTCCTTTATTTCTATTACTTTAGTATTATAAAAATCTTTTAATGTTGTAGTTGAATCAATAGTATTAATAAATTCTTTTAAAACTGATTTTTGATTATTATTTAACCCATCATATTTTTCATTAAATTTCTCTAATAAAATCTTATAAGTTAAAATACGAATATCTTTATCATAAGATTTAAATTCATTAATAACATCTTTTTTAACCTTTTCTGAGACTGGTTGGGTAATAAGATGTTCTAGGAGAGTAATTTTATGTTGAATTACCTTAGAGTAATTATTAAAAGAATTTTGATTATATGCTTCACTTAAAATATAAAAAGAAGCTTTTATTTTATAATTAGGGATTTGATTTTTAAAAAAATCTTCTAAATTATAATGTTCTTTGATTTCATTAACTAAATTATATTTTTCTCTTTTAAGAATACTTCTATTTAATTTTTTAGAAGATTCTAAAAGGGTATTAATTATAATTTCAGCTTTACCTTCTGTTAATCCTGTTTTTTTAAATAAAGTTTCATACAATTTGTATTCTTTAGATAATTCGGTTTTAACAAAATATTTTTGAAGTATATCTTTAGCAGGGGATTCTTGTCCAGACAAAGTATCAGATGTAATTTGTCTTACTAATAATTCAAAAAGAATGCCCGTATTTTTATACTTTGAATGTTTTAATTTCATTCTTAGATTTATTTATAAATATATTAGGATTTTTGTTTCTTTATATTTTTTTCATCAAGAAGTGATTCTTTATTTTTATCTTGTTCAAAAACCAATTGTTTCTTTTTAATTGGAATTTGTTTAAGCATCGATTCTAAAGCTAAAGGTGAACCTCCTTTATAATTAGATTTAAGTGAACTTGATGAATTATAATCCTCTTTTGATCCTCTTTTCCCTAATCTATCTTTACCAAATGCATTATCTTGAGTATTAATATTAGAGACTTTTTCTTTAGGACGTCCTAAATCTTTTTTCTCATTATAACCATCAGGAACATTTCCTGGGTCTGATTGGTATCTACCTTGACCATAAAGTGAAGCTAAGTCATGAGGTGTACCATATGATTTACCTGTTTCAACAGGATCATTACCTTCTGCTTCTATTTGATTAAGTCTAAATGCACGTTTAGCATCTTCACGAGTAAGATCTCTATATTCAGTATATTCATTTTCACTAAATCTAAAGATATTATTATAAATCCAATCTGTAGGTAATAATTTATTTTCCATTATTGAAGCAGCTAAATCTACTTTTTCTTTCATTAATGCAATCCTTTCTTGATCATAAATGATAGAAGGAGTGGTTAATGATAATTCAAAATTAGCTAACTGTTCATCAGTATAACCTTGGGTATAAAGATGAACTGTAGCAATTTTATAAAGTTCTGAAAGAACCATTCTTTGAATACGATCAATTGTACGAGCAAAACGAATATCTTCTGCTGCTAATGTTGCTTTACCTTCTACATTTTCATCATATCCTAAGAAGGCTTTAGGTACTTTTAAGGCTGCAAATAATTTATCTCTTAAATATTCAACATCTTGAATACCATCATAATCTAAACCTTTTGTAGTATCAATTTTAGTAGCAGAATCATTATTTCTAACTGGGATGAAGAAGTCTTCCATCATGTTCTGCATGTTATATTTTAAATTGTAATCACCTGTGGTTTGATCAACATATGGAGTACGTTTCATTTTAGAAACTGTTTTTTCCATAAAGGCATCTACTTCATTTGGTGGGATTGAACCTACATTAATATAATATACACGTTTTTCTGGGGCTCTTACAATTCTATGAACTAACATAGCATCTTCCATTAAAGTGTATTGTTTAAATAATTTACGTCCAGGTTCAATATAAGAACGCCCATAAGGAAGATAATTAACATCTGCTAATAATCTAAAATGAGCTATTTCATAATTATCAAATGTTATGGTTTTACCTGAAGGATTTGGACCACCTGCAGCTCCTCCATAATAACCTCCATAAGCTCCATATCCTGTTAAACCATCAGGATCAAATTGAAATTTTACTTCATTGGGGTTATCTTTATTTAATCCTTCTTGCCTTACAATATTATAAGCAGTATAAGGAATTACATTATAAACACCATATTTTTCAGCAATATCTAGTTTTAAAAAGAAATCACCGTATTTACACATTTGGCGGATCCACATCCATAAATTAAATTCTATATTTAATACATCATAGAATAAATTATAAAGAATTTTTTGAATATCTTCATCTGGGCTTTTAATAGATAATACTTCTCCGTTTTCATCTTTTAAAGTACATTCATCTGCTATAATATCAAGAGCTGAAGCAATGATTGCATCAGTATCCATAGCCTCATAATCACTATAAAGCTGTACTCTCATTGTTTGGTAATTAAGAGCAGGATTATAAACAGGAGCTGCTCCTGTTACGTGTAATCTTGAAAATCTATCTATTAAAGAATTAGTTTCAATTTGACCAGCTTTTTGAATAGAATTAGTATCCATTACTTTAAGTTGGTTTCCTCCTACATTACGTATAATTACGTCAGTAGAAAATAGTCTTTGTAATCGTGTAAATACACTAGTATTTGCCATCTTATATTATTATTATAGTTATAAATATATTTAAAATAACCAACGAATATCTTCTTCTCCCCCATAAGGGTTTTGAATCTTATAAGGATTATCATTTCCATTATTAGAATAAACCCCAGTATATTTTGTTGTTGTTTTAGTCATATTATTTAAAGAAGCTTTAGTTAAATCTAAACCTCTTTGTCTAAATCTAAAAGCTGTTTCTCTCATCAACATACCAATAGAAAATGCCATAACCAAATCATCATTATAACCTGTTTGAGCTTCTGGTCTTCCATTTTTCCAAATAAAAACTTTCATTTCTTCTATTAATCTTTTAGACTGGATAGTAACCCCTCTATCACCTACAGCTTCTTGAAATTTACCAATTGCTATTGGTCTAGTTCTAGTAGACATAGTAAATCCTGGAATGGCTCTACTAGTATCAGAATATTGATCAAAATAAGAATCCGCAGTTATATCTCCATTTTTAGGAGAATAATACAAGTTAGGATAATTTCTATCAATTAATACTTGAACTACGTGCCATCCAACATTAGCATTTTCTACTACTAATAAAGCATTATTATATTCTGTAGCTATACCAAATAATAAATGACCAAATTCTTTAGTACCAATTTGGCCTTTATATTCTCCTACTTGAACATTACTTTCAACATCAATTATATGAAATGTAGAATAATCTTTCCCATCCCCTCGAGCAACATCAGCTACAACCATATAATCTCTTGAATAATCTACAGGTTCCCAAATCCATAAATTTTGATCTGCACCTCGTTTTTCAAGTGGATCTTTTAAATAGGTCTGTTCATAAAATTCTACATATTCATTATAAAACACAGTATCTCCTGAGGTGCTAAAATCACAATCACATTCTTGTGCTGCTAACCTAGGGTCACCTAATAATTCATCTTGACGTTTTCTCCAAACTTCATCTCGTTCAGGATGTACAAACCATGGCAAACGAACAGGTAAAAAATCATTTTCTTGAGATTCTGCTTTAACCCACATTTGGTGAAACCAATTACCAGTACCATTAGGAGTAGATAAAATAATAGCACCACCCCCTGTAGCTAAAGTTTGTTGTGCAGCCCCCCAGGTTTCAGCAATATTATCAATAAAAGCAGCTTCATCAATTAGTAGTAAAGATACTGCTTCTGATCTTGCAGCATCTGTACTTGAAGATTTTGCTTGGATTTTAGAACCATTTTTAAGTTTTAAAGATAATTTATTATTTTCTATTGTTTCTACTTTTAACCATGAGGGTAGATTTTCATACATAAATTGTACTTTAGAAACTAAATTTCGTGCTGTTGCTTGTGTAGTAGCTAAAGTTAATATATTTTTATCTTCGTGAAAAACCATTAACCATAAAGCATAACCTGCAGATAAAGTTGAAAGACCTAATTGACGAGATTTAAGTACAATATTATAAGGATTATCTCTAAATAATTTTAATACTTTTTCTTGAAAAGGAAATAAATTAAATTGGATTCTCCCTCTTTGGGGGTGTTGAATAAAACAATATTTTTTCATAAAGTGCACTGGATCTTGTGCACACATTAAGTATTCTTGGCGAATTATTTGTTTTATATCTTGGGACATTATTTTCCAATTTTCCAAAATAAACGACCTGTTAAAATAGGCTGTAAATCTTGATTAACTCCAACTCCTAATCCAATAACCTTTTTACGTTTACTTCTATATAATAATTCTGCTCCTATATAATTAAACTGTTCTTTAGTACCTGCTAATCCAAATCCTGTATAAAATTCATGTTTACTAATTAAAGAATCTTTTGTAATTATTTTTTTAGGAATATAAATGTTTGGATTGATTTCTCTGAATATGATTAAATTTTGTGATATAGTATCATTGATTATGATATTACCCAATGTATCTAAATCCAACGTATCTCTGTAAAAATACTTTGCGTAATAATCTTTTAATACTGAAAGTGTATCAATATCCTTTAAGGTTGTATCATGT